TCGAACTGTCCGGCGGAGTTGTCTGCTGGCTCAACGTCAAACGCCTTCTGCGCGACCGAAGCGTCCAGGGAGTCGATTGGCGAGTCTCGGCTTTCTTCTCTGCATGGGGCTTCTGGAATTTATTCTACTACCCGCAGCTCGGGCAGTGGGCCAGCTTCGCCGGGGGAGTCGCCCTGGTGATTGCGAACACGACCTGGGTTGTTCTCGCGCTCCGCCTGATTAAAGAGGGCCAGCGCGCTAAGGCGCGAGCTCACGGTGATGCTGTCCGAGAGGAAGGCCGCAGGCTGCGCCACATCCGAGACCATAAAGCCTTTGACCCGAACTGTGCCTATTGTCGTGCAGCCGTGGCCTCGCTCTTCTTCACCACCTGCCAGTGCGACATCTGCACCGACCCTGACCGGGGGAACGTGAATTGAGCGCTTCGGAATGGGCAGCGATGAACGACCAGATTGAAGAGCTCCAGAACGAGCTCAAGGCCCAGACGCAACTCATGAAGACGGCTGCGCGCTCCGCTCAGTTGGAAGTCGCCCTGGAACTGACGGAGAAGGACCCGCACCAATTTTCGTCCAGGCCCTGCACGACGTGTCACTCAATCTCAACACTAATTGGCCGACCGTTCGGCTGCAACTCCTTCAAAACAAAATCATGAAAGGTCCAATAGGTTACGAGCTCAGCCCGCTCGCCGAAGAGGCTTCGCAATTAATCGACGACTGTTTTCATCCCGACGACATTCGGGAGAGAAGGCTCCGAGAAATTATCGAGCTCATGGACGTCGAAATCGCGAGCCGTGGAATAGCTCTTCAGAAAAGTAAATCAATTGAGTCGACGTAAAATCAATTGAATTGACATGGGGACCAGCTTTTCAATCGCGTCAGTGTTGTGCGTCCTGGGCGAGCGCTCGCTTCAGGTGGCTTCGACACACTTGGGTTACCGTGGAAACGTGCCACAGTCTACCGAGAGGACCGGGTTCGATTCCCGGGCGCGGTTGAGTTTTAACGCTGGAAGATGACCTGGATAAGGTCGACGAGCTTTTCCCAGGCCCACTTGGCGACCATGCAGGCCGCACCGATTGCGGTGAACAGCAAACACAGGCCGATGCAAAAGCTGACAAATACGAGTAGCATATTATCACTCCGCAGCGGGAGGCCGGTTGTCGCGCCGGTAGACCTTCTTTGAACCCTTCACCCTGGTGACCGGCTTGAGCGTGCCCCAAGTCCGGCGGATTTTTATTGGCTTCCTTTTCACAGTCCGTTCCTTTCTGCAAACCTCTTCGAGTAGAAGTCCAAGGTCCCTCCCGGCCACACCCTCGCGACCAGAACGCCCGCGACCCTTCTGTCGGCCTCGTCCGTTGCCAGGGTGTAGCTCCTCGCGGTGCCCTGGACCTCGAAGTCCGGGTTTTTGCTGGCGATGTCCCAAATTCTAATCGACTCGTCGTATTTTGCCGCCAGCTTGCGGGCCTCGTCGATAGCTCCCTTCAGGAGACCGTGAAATCCAAACGTTGAATTCATAGGCGTATATTTAATCTACTCCCGGCGGACTGTCAAGCGGCAACTGCCGGGGTGTTTTCAATCTTGGACACGAAGTGAGGGCGCTTTCCGAAACCGAAGTGTTTGTCGTCCTTCGAGACTTCCAGTCCGGCCTTCACCACGATACGGTCACCACGGGCGACATCGCCAGCTCCGGAGGGGAGGGTCATCCAGACTTTGCAGCCGGTTCCGACCTCGGAAATGATTTTCAGGAGGCACTTCATCTGGATGCCGAAATCGCTTTCCTGCTGTTTGACGCTGATGACCTCGCCGGTGAACTGGATGCGACCGCTGGGGAATTCACCCTTCGGCACAGCGTCTTCGGCGGCACGGCGGGCGGCAAACTCGTGGTCGCGCTCCAGGGACTTCACAAAGTGATACTGCTGGGGCTCGCTCATGTTCCCGTATTTATTGAACTTCGCCAGGATGTCGTGGGCGAAATTGTTCCGCTTGTGGAGCTCGACATTGGAGGTGAGGTCATTAATCGCGGCAGCGACGTTCGGGTTCGCCGCGAGGAACTTCTGGCGCGCTACAAAAGCAGCCATGCGGGCGTTGCCAGCTTCGGCGCGGGAGCGAATCTGGGCGGCTTTGAAGGACGACTGGTTGGCAAAGCCGAGGCGTTCGACACAGTCCGAGCCGAACACGACGTGCTGGCCCGAGGGCTTGTGCAGGCAGGCCACGATGTAGCGGACCCGGGTATTGCCGCAGTGGGTGCATTGGTGGATGGAGGGCTTGTGCTCGCGACGGTTCGGGAAGAAGAAGTCCATTTCCTTCCTCCAGGCGTCCATCATGCGTTGGTGAGCCTCAACCGAGCGCTGGTGGTCCGAGAAGGAGCTCAGAGGGGCGCAGAAGCTCGCGAGACGGGGCGGCTGGTTGTCCAGGTATTCGACCACTTCGTAGTCTTCCGGGTGGAAATTCGAGGGGTTGTGCGGGGCGCGGAAGGCGCGTTCCTCTTCGAGGGACAGCTGGTAAAATTCGTCGTCGGCCTTCACCAGCTCGTCGTTCTGGGCAGCGTCAAAGGAGGCTTCGAGGGCCTTCTGAAGTTCGGCGATTTTCGCCTTCAGCTCTTCCATTCTGCTCTGTCGTTCGTTCATGGCTACACGGTATACCCTCAACGGCTAGGTGTCAACAAATATCTTACTAATATGAGCCCCGGGGAAACCCCTGGGTTCCCGACATTTACCCCGACATTTTGTCGGCATTTGACAATTTAGCCGACCTCGGCTCATATTAATAGTGATGAAGGAAGAGATTCTTATTGCGACCAGCGCAAAGCAAGCCAGGGCTCTCCGAGCTCAAGGCGCGTCGAACATCGTCCGTATGTCCTCGACTCACACCGAAGTCACAATCCCAGTCCAGGGCGGAGGGACCACAGTTTTGTGGAGACCTTTCGGAACCAGGAAACAGTTTGCCTGTGCGCGGGCATTCAACGCTGTTATCGAAGCACACCGCGCATGACCAAAGTATTCACCATGCCAATTGAACTGTATCTCGCCGGTAGCGCGGTCCTCTTCCTCGTGAAGACCACCATCTACGTCGTCGCCGCTTGCATCGTCGTCAACTACGCCTCAAAGAAAGTCCGGTAGCCAAAACGTCGAAACTGTGGTAGCTTTGTAGTATATGAACGGACTCGAAGGCATACGTGCTATTAACGCCTGGGCAGCTTCTCCTGAAGGAAAAGCTCTCGCTGGGCGGAAACAGAAGAACGAGCGAGACCAGCGGGCCAAACGCCTTGCTGAGTATTGCTCCGCCAAGAACGGGTCCCGAACCCCGAGGAATTAGTATGAGCGACATGCGACAAACCGATGAACAACGCCCCGGCACCGAAGCCAAGCAGGCTCCGCGAGTGGCTGAATTCTCCCCGAGAGATTCACGCGCTCAAGCAGTGGACCAGGAAGACCGTAAGGGCTCAAGCGGCTCGACCAGCGACAATCCGTGCGGCGACCTGATGACTCCCTGATGATTCTTTCGGCCACAGAGAAACTCGACGGATTGGGACGGAAACTTTCAGACTCGTCACCGAACGTTTGGGGCACGACACGCTCCACCAAATTTTTAACTGCAGGATGGAGCAGCTAGGTAGCTCGTCTGGCTCATAACCAGAAGGTCGCTGGTTCAAATCCAGCTCCTGCACCCAACTTTATGCCGTATGACATTGTTAAACTCCCGTCCGGCCAGTGGGCGAAGAAAAATCGCGCCACGGGAAAAATCATGAGCCGCCACGCCACTAAGGGCAAAGCAATCGGCTCCGCTCTTGCCGTCATGCACTCCGAGGGCGACAAGAACACAAAAGACTTCATTCACACCGCACACAAGGCCGGGAGGTAATTGGGGAAATCAAGGGGACGGGGTCTCTCGGTTCAGAAGCTGGGAGACCCCTTTTTGTTTTATGCAGACCACTGAGTGGTATTTTCCAGGTAACTCAATCAAAGAATTCCACGCGACCAAGTGCCGTGTGCGCGCACTCATCGGTGGTCGTGGAACTGGAAAAACCACAGCGATTGCGATGGAAGCAGTCGGCCACGGCTTCTGGAATGCTGGCGGCAAAATTTACATTCTCCGGAAGACTCAGGATTCGAACGAAGACACGACTCTCGAAACTTTTGAAAAGCAAGTCTTCCCAAAGCTCGGCACCGCATACATGGACACAGGTGTCTCGCTCTTCAAGAAAATTGACGGTGGAAAAACTTATCGCATCCCGTCGAAGAAAGCCGTAGAGCTCTTTAACGCCTGGAAGGCGATGAACCCAGCCGCGCCGAAGAGCGCAATCCTCCAGTGGTTCGAAGCTGTCGGCAATAAGTTCTGCAGCTGGATTCAATTCGCCGGTGTCCCCGAGGAGCGCTACTCCGCAACACGGTTCAGGGGTTACGAGTGCTCGATGCTTATTTTCGTCGAGGCCGACCAGCTCTCTCGCGGTGACCTTGACCTCGGTGTGGCTTGCTTGCGATGGAAGGGCGCGGACCCAGAGGCATGTGACCCCCGTGGCTTCATCAAAGACACCTGTGTCATCCTCGACACGAACCCTCCCTCGCCGCGCCACTGGATTGCCTCGTATGAAGAGGAGACCAAGGACGACCCAGCCGTCCGTTTCTGGCATATCCCGACAAAAGAAAACGCGCACAATCTCCCTCCCAACTACGTCCAGGACCTGGAGCGGCAATACCGCAAGAACGCTGCGATGTATAAGCGGATGGTGCTCGGAGAATACGCCGAGGCCTTCAACGGCACCCCCGTGTTCTACGCCTTCGAAGAGCCACACTCGAAAAAAGATTTGCCGTGGCCCAAGGGTGCGTATCTGATTCGCTCGTGGGACTTCGGTGCGACCAACTCGTGCGTCTTCTCCGCCTACTGGACCGTGGGCAAGGACGAATACTGGTGGGACCTCGCGGAACAATTTTCGATGCAGTCCGACACCGACCGGCAGTGCAAGTCCGTCATCGAAATCACGAACACGATTTTCCCTTTCTGGAACGACCGCGCCGTCTGCAACGGTGTGAAAGATTATTGTGACCCAGCGGGCAACGCCAAGACCTCCCTCGGCTCCAACATCAAAGTGCTGAGCACCTACGAAATTTATCCTGGCTTCATGCGGATGGGCCTCTCTGAGTCAATCGCCGTCTACAACCGGCTCCTCGAAAAGAAGGACTCGTGGGGCAACCACATTTATCAAATCGACAAGGAGTGCTGCCCGATGCTTTACGTCGCGAGCCTCGGCGGCTACCGGTATCCTGTCGAGGGCGAGGCTGGCTTCGGCGGAGACGAGCCGCTCAAGGGACCTTCTGGCGGCAACTTTGACCATATCGCGGACGCATCGCGCTACGGCAAGTTCAACTGTTTGAAACTCATCCGCGCCGAGGTCGAGGGCAAAAAGGGTTTAACCGGCCCGCTCGACGTGAAGCCGACTCCAAATCGAGCTAAACGCTATTACTGAGGTTGCCAGAATTCGGAAACCTGCGTATATTGAGTTAAGGAGAATTTTCTATGCCCGATTTATCAATGCCAGCCGAAGCGCCCGAAATTAAGCCGTCACTCATGCTCGACGGTGACCAAGCCGAACCCTTCATGGATTACGACGTGGGCCACACTTGCCGAATCTCCGGAGATTTCAAAGTCGTTTCGAAGTCCCACAGCGAGCAATCCGGCCCGAGCATTCGCCTTGAAGCTACCGGCCCCGTTGCCCCCGAGGGCTCCGCCGAGGAAGAGAACAGCGAGACACCCGCGCAAGAGTCCGAAGAGCCCGCTGACGAAGGTGAAGAGCCCGCTGACAGCGGCGACGAGGAAAAGATTTTGGGGTATAAGCGCCCCACGAAAGAAAACAAACCAGCCCCCGGCGCGAGTGCGAAGGACCTGGAGAGCTAATTTATGGCCCTCAACTATCTAGGCTCCGGGACTGGCCCCGGCACAATGCCCGCTGCTGTCCCTGGCGCAGGTCAAGTGTCTGACGCAATGGGCTCAATCAAAGGCCGAGGTGCTATCGCTCCGAATCTCGCAGCTGCAATCCAGCAGGCGACCCCCGTGAGCAACCCGGGCCAGCCTGGACTGTTGCCGCCTGGGCCGCAGAATGTTTTGCCGCAATACACGGCAGTGACTCAGGAAGACGGCTCAATTCTGATGCACCTCAACAAGCCGGACGGCTCGCCCGGGCCAGTCGTGAAAGTAATTTCTGCCATCAATGCGGGCAAGCAGCAGAACGCTGGTCAACCAGGACAATAATTTATGCAGGACGTAATTTTAAAAGTAGAGGTCACAAACCCGAGTGACATCACCATCGGGACAATGGCGGAAACCGTTCTCGACGGCGCAGACGTAACGCAAGGTGCATTGGCCGATGCCGCTGCGACGAACACCACTTCGTCCTGGTCAGTGGTTGCTCTGCTCAAGGGCATCCTCTCCAAGTTTACTCGGACCGAGACCGTCATCAAAGTCGTGCCGGTCATCACCACGACCCCGTATTCTGTCGGCGACTCTGTCGGTCCGGCCCAGACCCTCACAGGCGCGCTTACCCCGAACGGTAGCGGTCTTCTGGAGTCCCTCGTGCTGCTCGACAAGTCCAACCAAAAAGTTGCTCTCGACGTTTTGATTTTCGAATCGAGCCCAGCTGCTGCGACCATCACCGACAATTCCGCCTTCGTCTTTTCGACGGACGACCTCAAGGTCATCGCTCGCGTATCTATCGCGACCGGCGACTACGTCACGGTTGCCAGCGAGGCTGTCGCCGTGAAATCGAATCTTCGAACCTCTTTGAAATCTTCTGGCGGCAACAACCTCTATGCTGCTGTTATCGCCTCGACCGGCTCAACCCCGACTTACGCTGTCGGCGCACTACAATTCGTCTGGGGCTTCTCCAGAGACTAAAGGACTTTTATGAGAAACTTACTCGCAACCGGCGACTTTCGCACCGGCACCCTCGACGTCAAAGTCGGTAACGGTGCGGGCACAGTCGCAACCTCGACAGACCTTGTCGGCTCCTGGGCACTCAACGTGGACGAGACCGATGTCGGGACGAACAAATACATCCGCATCCGCAACATCGGCGTTGCCGCTGCAGTGGCCGCGACCAAAGTGACCGAGCCCCCTGCGGAAGTCATCGGTGATTCTCTTCTGCTCATCGACCTGGAGTCCGGCCCGCTGCGCGCCCCTGGCGTTGCACGCACCGGCTTCGCTCAGGTCACTCAGGTTGTGAACGCTTCGCCGAAGGCTTTATCGAATCAAATCGTCGAGCTCAACTTCTTCGCCTACTCGTCAGTCGCTGGGACCTTCGGTGTTCGCATCGCGAAAAGCAATGTCTACGCTGGCGGCACCCTCGCTGCTGACATTCTTTCTGAAGCGGTCCAGCTCAACGCCGGTTGGAATAGAGTCCGGCGCGTGTTCCTGCACCCGAACGTTCTTGACACCGACCCCATCAAGGGCGCGTATGTCAGCGGCTCCCACACCATTTATCTCGAAGCCGACCAGGGCGATTTTTCCCAGGTCAACATCAACGTCAATACCACGGTTGCAATCACCGGAGTTTTCTTCGGCCTACAGGCGGATGCAGAGTTTGACCGCATCGAGGAAATCCTTCGGCTGAACAGCGGCACCCTGCCGACCGGCGGCACGATTGGTCAGGTCGTTAAGAAAAATTCCGGCACCAACTTCGACGCGAGCTTCGTCAACCTCCTCGGGAGCGGGCTTGAGTCAACCACGACCGGCGCAATCGCCATCGACCTGACTCCGGGTAAAGAATTCGACAGAGTGGTGCTGACCGGCGCGCCGACCTTCTCTACTGCCAACCGAGCGAACGGTCTCTTCAAGAGCATCCGGATTGACTCGAACGGCTCTAGCCGAGCACTCTCTTTCAACGCGAGTTGGAAATGGCTCGGGGCTGACTACTCTGCAGGCGTCACGCTCGCGAGTGGAAAAATCGCGGTGCTCTCGCTCACTTGTTACGGCACCGCTGAAACCGACATCGTCGCGGTCTTCGCGGCTCAACCGTAATGATTACGCAATCTGTCAACGACCTTCCGTTCATGGCTCTCGGCGACCAATGGGCTCGTCGAGTTGTGGTGAACGGTGGACCCATGCCGAGCGGTAACACGCTCACAGCACTGGCGTCATTCAATCTGGCAATCAGGGACATCAGGAGCCAAATCGTTGCGTGCAATTTCTTTGCTCCGGACAGTGTGATTGCCGCCCGGACTCCTCTCATCGTCGGTCCAAGTGGTGTCGACCCTTGGGACAATCTAGCTCATGACAACTACGACGGTCGAAGCGGATTGAACGGCTGGGCACTCAACATTGTCGGAGACCCGACACTTGTTGGCATTATTCAGCCGTCGCTTTCTGGCCTGTCGTTTAACAGTGCGGGCGTAGTGCTCTATGGCTACGACATCGCCGCTGACCCTCAGCACGCTATAGACTTCGGAGCCCTCCACGTTGCGACCGGTGACGGGCTCTACTTCGGCACCGCTTCTGGGAATAAAAAAACTCAAATCGGGAAAGTGCTCCTCACCGTAGCTGGCGCAGGAGCTAACGGCTTCTACTCCTGCCAGCGCACGGGTAGCACCAGCCTCAACATGTATTTTGCCAACAGCGGCAGCGCTCACGCATCTATCGGTAGCACCGCTACAGCCGAGACCGGGGACATTTCGAACCTCAACTTTTCAATGGGTATCGGAATGAACACAGACGGGACATTCGGCGAGGCACTGGGGCGCATCTATTCGTTCGCAGCCGTCACTACCGGCATGAACGCTACGGACAGCGGCACGCTCTACGCAGCGGTGCAGGCTCTGAGAACTTCTTTGGGTGGTGGGTTTGTTTAACGATTTATGGACTTATTACTCGCAAGGCGGATTGAGAAGGACAAGGATTTCCGAGCGAAGATGGTCAAGCTCGCGAAGGATTACTTGCGCCTGGGCCGAGACGCACTCGCGTATTGGTCGAATGAATTCGACGTCGCTTACGACATCCTGAACGTCTACGCCCCTCTCACGAAGAAGGACATGGACGCCCTGGAGCGCGGCAGTCCGAAGCGTTACATTTTGCCGATGACCTCGACGCAAATCGAGACGATGACAACTTACGTCTCGCAAGTGCTCTTCGGTCAGGCTACGCCCAATGCAGTGGAAGGCCGACGACCGGAAGACGAAATTCCTGCCGAGTTTGTGAACCAGCTCCTTCGCTGGAATTCTGAGCAGCAGCCTGGGGGCTCGTATCAGATGGGCTACCTCTGGACTAAGGACGCTCTCGCGGTTAACCGTGGCATCTTCTACAATTCTTGGAGACCGATTTTCCGTCCGCAGATGGTGCAGGAAGATGTGCCCATCCCCGACGAAACCGAGACCGACCCCGAGACCGGCGAGTCGAAACCGAAGACCTACCCGCGCACTCGACGGACGAATGTCGAAGTCGGCGGTTATAACAACATGGAGCTCGTCTCTCCCTACGACTGGATTTGCGACCCCGCTCTTCCTCTCTGGCGTATGCAGGAAATGCGCTTCGCCGGTCACCGCACAGTCATTCCCGTGACCGAGCTCCGCAGGCGCGCAAAACTTTCTCCAGACCATCCACAATATGTTCTACCATCCGCAGTCACCGAACTCGTCGAGAAGGCCAAGAAAGGTGTCGCGCAAGCTGACGCCGCTGTTCCCTCTCTTCCTGGCGTTCTACCTAACCCTGCAGAGATTCGCCTCTCGCGCACTGCGTATGAGCGCACCCGCGCACTACAGCCTACAGGCGCGTCTCAAGCCGACAAGAACGACACTGGGAACGTTGAATGTTGGGAGCTGTGGGTGCGACTCGTGCCTCGCGACAACGAGATTTACGCTGATGACGTGGGTGACGAGCCTGTAATTTTCCAGATTCTAATTTCTGGTGGCGACGTCCTCCTCTCGATGACTGAGTCGACCTACGCTCACGGCATGTATCCTTACTCCGTGGCCGAGGGCCGACCGAACGCGCACTTCCAATTTTCTCCTGGCTGGGTGTTCATGCTGAAAGGCATTCAGGATTATGTCGACTGGTTGAAGAACCGGCACCAGGAAGCATTGAGCCGGACCGTGGGCAACATCTTTGTCTATGACCCCGCATGTGTGGACGTCTCCGACTTCATGAACCCCGACAAGGAAGGGCTGCTTATTTCTCTGCGCCCCGAAGCCGCCGGGAAAAAAATCAGCGACGTGTTCACGCAGGTCCCCATCAAGGACCTTACCGAAAACTTTTTAGAGGAAGCGATGGACTTCGTAAAATGGTCCGAGTCCGTCACCGCTGCAAACTCCAACATGCAGGGGGTTACACCTTCTGGTGACCAGAGCGCGACCGAATATGCAGGCACCCAGCAAATGAGTGCCGGACGCATGACTGCGCTCGCTCGTCTCCTCTCTGTCCAGGGCCTCGTGCCTCAGACCAAGCAGTTCGTTTCGAACTTTCAACAGTTCATGAACGATGCCCAGATGGTTAAATTCAAATCGACCAACGTCGAAAATCTTCCTCCAGCTTTAGCGAATGCCTACGCCATTAATATTTCCCGAGACACAATCGAAGGTGAGTTTGATTTCATCGCGCACGACGGAGCGCTACCTGGGCCTGACGGTCGCAAGGTCGCGGCTATTACTCGTCTGCTCGAAGCGGCGACAGCGTTTCCGCAGGTGTTTCAACCGGCTCCTGGCAACCTCGACCCACGCCTGCTTATCTTCGCTGCCGCGAAAGCGTCCGGTGTCTCTGTCGAAAATTTCGTCTACACTCCAGACCAGCTCGCAGCTGCACAGGGTGGGGCTCCTGGCGGGCCTCCCGGCGGAACACCTGCTGGTCCTGCAGGCAGTCCCGCAATGGCTGGCGCACCGGCTCTCCCGGTTCAACCGGCGGCTCAAGCACCTGGACCGACCCCGCAAGGTATCGCCGCTCCCGAGCTCCCGCCGTTAACGCTTCCTCGCGTTGCGGCTCCGCAGCCGAAGCCGTCTAACACTTGAGCTGTTTGACAATTAAAGAGGTATCGGGCTATATTGGTGTGTAAGTGGAAACGAGGTTTCATCTTGAAGGCATTAAGAATGAGGTCGAATCACGCTGGTGCGTTTTTCGTGACTCATCAATCAACTCATTTCTCCTGGCACACTTCGACCAGCGAATCGCCGAATTGGTTCGTTCGCTTGAGAACGTTACGCCCGAGGGGCTCGCAAGAGTCCAGGGAGAAATTGCAGAAGCTCGCAGGAGCAGAGAATTCCTCGCCCGAACGACAGTCGCACCCGCAATGTCCGAACTTATCAACAAACTGAAGGAAAAATAATTATGGCAGACGCAGCTACACTCGAAACGCCCGCAGCGGTTATACCATCACCTGCTGCTACACCGAATCTCCCCGTTGGAATTCCCGACCCTCCCGCTAAGTTAACCGTCCCGGCCAGCGCGCTAGGACTGGAAACTTCTCTGGACCCGAAACCTTCGAAGCCAGCGGAACCGGCGAAACCTGCAGAGCCCACCGAGACCGTTCCTGCATCGAAGCCCGCAGCTGCTGCCGCACCGGCTACCCCGGCGGCTCCTGCAAAACCTGCTGTTCCTGCCGCGCCCGAGAAAGTCAAAATCGGCGACAAGGAATACACCGTCAAAGAGCTCGAAGCCCTGGTCGCGAAACCGGCGGCTCCCGCGCCCGCACCGAAGCCCGCAGCCGCGCCCGCAGCTCCCGCTGCCCAGCGTCAACCGACTCCCGAGGAAATCGCTGCCTCGAAGGCCGACGTCGCACAGCGCGAGCAAGCCTGGGTCGACAGCTTCATCAAGAAAGAAGCCATCAACTTCCCCGTTACCGAAGACGAAATGGAAACCATTCTGTCCGGCGGCAAGGGTGCTGTTGAACTCTTCGGCCAGAAGCTCGCAACAGTTTCTGCCCGCACGGCGCTCCTCGCTCGCAAGTCGATGTATGAAGACCTGGAGCCTATGATTCAGAATCTGCAGACCACACTGACCCCGCTCCTAACCAACCACCAGGACATCGCTCGCGTTGCTGCTGAGACGCAATTCAGCTCAGCCTTCCCGGACCTCAAGCCGCACATGAGCCTCGTTCGAGAAATCGCGCAAGGCCTCGAAGCGCAGTTCCCGCAGCAAGTCGCCGCGATGTCTCAGGAACAGTTTGGCAAGGAAGTCGCCGCTCAAGTCGACTCCATGCTGCAGACCGAATACAAGCGGTGGTTCCCCACTGCTACCGACACCTGGAGAGAGAAAGCCGCCCGTGACGCAGC